ATTTCAACATTCTTAGAAAACATCTCAAAAAAGAATCCCCAAAACAAATAACTCTTTATAGTATTTTAGGTGACCCAATGGAATATACTAGAATATTAGACTTATTACATTTCTGCAGAAGATCAGACATTGTTGTAAATATTAATACTAACGGATTTAGTAAAAAAATAGAAAAAACATTAGGACATGATATAGAATATTGTTTTAAGATATATGGATACAAAAATACATTAGATGTAATTATACCTCAACCAGATAAAACTTTGTATAAAAATTTAAATTTAAATTTCAAATGTAAACCAAGAATACAATACATGCTATATGAACATAATCTTTGCGATGTAAAAAATGTAATAAAGTTATGTGAGAAAAATAATTATACTTTAGAAATACATCCTGGAGTTTGTGTATATAACAATTTAAATCATGTAATTACAGAAGAAGGAGATTGGTTGTATGATATTAAAGGTGTTGTAGAATACGACTTTGATTGTTTTTATAAACCCTATACAGAATTTACAGAATTAAAAAAAATATTTAAAGGATTTAAAAAAGTAGATTACGACTTTGTAAAATCTAACGAAGGATGGCACTTACTTAAAAATTATGTAAGAGATACAGGCATAAGTATTTTAGATGCTTCTATGCCAAATATACATTGTAGAGAAAAATATAATAATATAGATTGTATATCTTATAAGGGACACATATTTGACAGTATAGAGAAACTATCTATTGTTACAAATGCTTATGTGCCTGACTGGACTTCTGAGAAATTTAATGTCAAAGATGCTTATCAAAAAAATATATATAATATTTTATGTGAGTTTTCCAATAGTGATAAAAAGACTATAGAGTCTTTGATATAGATATATCAGAAATATTATTGCAGAAGTCAAAAGGACATACAGTTTTAGTTTCTGGCAATTCCCATGTATTATTTGATATATTACCAAAGTTTTTAGCACCACACCAACTACCGTATATCTCGCCACTAGCATCTATATTTAAACTTTCGAATCCTAAATGACATCTAAGTCCTCTGAATGCATTCAGTCCTTTATCTATTATTTGATGTCCTTGTACATATTCTGCTGTACCATCTTCATATAAAAATTCTGTCATAAATGCATTAGGATCAGGAGCAGGAAAATTATCCTCAACATCAGATTCTCTTCTTGTTTCTTGCTGTTTAATTCCTGGTCTTTCTAACACTTCTTTTTCTTTGTCCGTGTAATCCCAGTATGTTTTTTGCTTACTATGACGTCCTAAGAGCTTCTGATACATAGTTTTTACGCATATACTTACATGATTATAATCATTTAATTCACAATTAAAAAATAGATCTCTAAGTTCTTCTGCAAATTCTCCAAGTTCCTCTACTTGTCCGCCTATACCTGCTATGTTAATATCTATGTAAACATCTTCTTTTATTTCATTAATAACATCTATAAAATGTTGTTTATCCTGTGATAATGGATGAAATGTTAATACTACTGAATTCATATATTGTTTAGCCTTAGACCACCACTTTACTGTTCTACTGGCATTCGTATATACTGTACTATTAGTTTTGTGACTGCTTATTGCTCTAATTATATCTTCAAATCCAGGAATAACTGTAACTTCTCCGCCTATTAATTCATAGTCTACACGTTTACCTAAACTGTTATAATATTCTGAAAACCTATTTATTGCATCTATATACTGTTCTTTTTTAAGCCATGGCTTACTGCCGTTATGTAATTGAGGGGGACAATACTCACATTCGTAATTGCAAGAATTACCCATGTTCCATTGTATTCTAATATGATTATTGTCGTTTCTGGCGTGAGGGCCTTTTACCGAGACCAGGTTAGGCATGTTAAGGAGTGAATACTGAGATAGCACCAAATGATACAGAGTGTCCACAAGTGGTAGGACTTCCTACTCTTGCTACATTTTTCCCTTCAGCAAAAACAGAAAAACTACCTAACAAAATCATAGAACTTGAATGAGGGGGTTCGCCGTGCGGTGAGACACTATCTCCTATTAGTGATACTGGCATTCCTTCGCAAAATACGGTAGCGGCACAAGGTCCCATAACCATACCAGGGCCTACCATACTAAATTGTTTTGCCAATTGTGCCATAATAGTATTTATCTATTTAACTATCGTCTTCTGGCGTCTCTTCTGGTTTTTCTTCTACTATTTTTAAATAATCTTCTGCACTTTCTTCTATAGTTTCACTAATAGATAAAATCTTATCTGTTGTAAAATCTATTTGTTCTGTTTTAGAAGTAAATGTAAATGGTACTACTGCAATTGAATTATTTTCATTATCACCTGCATTGCCTAATACTACCATCCTAGGATGTGTAAGTACAATTAAATTATTATCGTCATTGGTACCTATAAATTTACCTATAATTTCTAATCCTGTTAATGTTTTAATTGTAACTACTTTATTAAGAAATTGTTTTAATTCTATTATCATAAACTAAAGCCTTTAAATGTGTCTCCATCTACGTCTTGTTTTGTACCGCCTATAACATAAGATGAAATTTCTGTTTCTTGTGGTGCAACCTGTACTGAACTACCTGTTATCCATTGTTGTGTCCAGGGTAAAGGATTGGTACCACTATTATATATCTTTTCCTGCCCTACGGCATGCATTCGTTTGGCCGCAATATATTCTACATATTGCTTTAGTAGTTCTGCATTTAGTCCTATAATACTACCGTCTTTGAACAAATATTCTGCCCAGGCTTTTTCTTGCTCTACTGCTTCTACAAACATTTGGGTACATTCATCATATGTTTCTTTTTGTATTTTAGCAAAGTCTTTATCTTCTCTAGGTAAAAACTTTAGCATTTGTTGTGTACTTGCTAAATGAACATTCTCATCTCTAGCAATAAGTTTTATAATTTTAGCATTACCTTCCATTCTTTTAAGTTCAGCAAATGCCCAACTACATGCAAAAGAAACATAAAAACGTACACCTTCTAATATGTTTACACTCATCAAACACATCCATATTCTTTTCTTATGCTCATATAGATCGTATTTTTTACTTTCTACATCTCTTAATGTATTATACTCTATTAGTCTATCGTAGTTTTCTGTAATACTATCTGCACAATCACATATTTCTTGTATGTCTAGCATTTCATCAAACACTTTGCTAGGGTTAGAATATACGTTTCTTATAATATGTGTATAACTTCTACTATGTATAGTTTCACTGAATGCCCATGTTTCAATCCATGTTTCTAACTCAGGAAGACTAACCACAGGCAGAAGAGCAATATTAGGTGAACGACCCTGTACACTATCTAATAAAATTTGTCTTTTTAAATTACTTGTAAAAATATGCTGTTCATGATCTGTTAAATTTTTAAAGTCAGTTGCATCTTTAAGTATATCAACTTCTTCTGGTCGCCAAAAGAATCCTAACTGTTTGTCTGTTAGTTTATCAAACTGTTTATACTTTAAAGTATCATATCTTTGGACTACAGGCCCTCCTGTTGGGTCTAAGAACATTTTTACTTTAGTATGATCTGCTCTATTTTTTGTATTTAAAACTGTCATTATATTTTACAACTCTCGCAATCTTCGTCATCTATTTCAGTTATTTCTAACTGGTCTTGATTATCCTCTTTATGTATATCTATTTCACCTTGTCCATCATAGGTGTTATTATAGTATAATTGTTTACCACCATATTTATAAAACATTAAGATATCTTGTATCAGCACACTCATTGGAACTTTCTCATCTTCATAATGTTCTGGATTATAAGATGTATTTACCGAAATTCCTTGATCTATGTACTTTTGTAGGACCGCCATTATCTTTAAATAGCCTTGTGGAGACTTTTGGTCCCATAGCAAGTCATATTTATTTTTATAATAAGGATATCCTGGTACTACCTGTTTCAATACTCCGTGTTTGCTTTGTTTAATACTTACATAACTACGTGGTGGCTCAATACCGTTTGTACTATTACTAATTTGTGCTGATGTTTCTGCTGGCATTAGTGCCATTAGTGTACTGTTTCTGATACCTGTATCTTTTAATTGTTGCCTTAGTCCTTTCCAATCTTGTCGTTCTTTATGTTTTACTAATTCGTCTACATCTTTCTTGTACGTTTGATTAGGAGTGATACCTAATCCATATTTTGTTTCTTCATTACCTAATATTGCACCTTTTTCCACAGCCAGATCTGCACTTGCTTTTATTAAACTATAACTCCATGCTTCTGCCCATTCATCTACAAGTTCTAAATTAGGATCTTGATAATTTGTATCGTTTTTTACTAACCAGTATGCAAAATTTATAATACCTATACCTAGTGGACGTCTTTTCATTGTACTAAGTTCTGCCGCTAAAACAGGATACTCTTGATAGTCTAATAATTCATCTAGACCTCTTACTGCTAAATTGCATATCTTATCCATTTCAGATAAATCTTTTATTACACCCCAATTGACAGCACTTAATGTACATAGACTAATTTCACCTTCTTCATCTTTGGCATCATTTAATGGTTTTGTTGGGAGATTAATTTCACAACATAAATTACTTTGCCTAATAGGGGCAACTTCTTCTATAAAAGAACCGTGCGTATTTGCATGATCAACATTCATTAGATATATTCTACCTGTATCCTTTCTTTCTGTAACAAAAGAACTAAACAATTCTATTGCTGGAATACTTTTCTTACTAATACTTGTCATACGTTCTGCTTTCTCATAAAGTTCTTGAAACCTATCTTGATCATTAAAAAATACTTCATATAATTCAGGAACTTCGTGTGGACTAAACAATGTTATATTTCCACCACTAATAAGTCTTTCGTACATAAGTTTATTAAACTGTACACCATAGTCCATGTGACGCACTCTGTTGTCCTCTGTGCCCTTATTATTCTTAAGTACTAATAAATCCTCAACTTCTAAATGCCAAATAGGATAGTATAGAGTAGCCGCTCCGCCTCTTACACCACCTTGCGAACAACTCTTAACTGCTGACTGGAACATTTTATAGAAAGGAATAACTCCTGTATGAGTAGCATCTCCGTTTCTAATTTTAGAACCTACTGCTCTAATACTACCAGCACCAATACCTATACCTGCTTTTTGACTCACATACTTAACAATACTGCTACTTGTTGCATTTATACTATCTAAACTGTCATCTGTTTCTATTAGTACACAACTGCTAAACTGCCTTTGCGGTGTTCTAACACCTGCCATAACTGGCGTAGGCAAGGAAATTTTAAATGTACTGATAGCATCATAGTATGCTTTCACATAACTCATTCTAGTTTCTGCTGGATACTTGCTGAACAATGTAGCT